GGAAGCCCATGCTCATGACGACTTTGCTGACAGCTTAGCTATTGCGGTCTCTCTAACCATGGACTTAACAATGCCTTCCGTAGAAGTAAGTTCTTCACCGTTCTACAGATAAATACGACTTTAGCCTGACTATAGAGAGTATATGTATCACACTTTTCTATGAGGTACCTCAACCTATAAGGAGTCATACAATGGCAATTGCACCAGATCCAAAGTTCCCAGAGCGCGCAGCGAACATCTATGACCGCAAGGTCTCTCCTGCAACTCCAGGACAACGCGGACCACTTCGTTTTGAAGAAGGCATCGCAACAGATACAGACGTTCCAAACGAGTTTTCTAAGGGAGCTATGCAGGGGTATGTTCCTGCTCCAAGCCGCCCAAACCGTAACCAGAACGTATTTGAAAAGCTTCCAGAAGAGACAATGCGCGAACGCGCACACGTCGGTTCTGCTGCTTGGGTAGAAGCTCCAGCACATCTAACTGAGTTTGCTGCTGGTGGTTTTGCTGACCATGGTGACAACCGTATCGAAGAAGTTATTCGTAACGGAGCAAACCAAAAGTCTGCTAACGCTGCAGTAGTTCAGGACTAATCTAAAGGACACAGTACCCGCCACGCCTCTTAACAATGCGCACCAGGCGGGTCACTTCCTAAGGACATCTTATGGCACTCATCGCAGGTAAAGAAGTTAAGAAGGCTCCTAAACAAGAGCCAGCTAATCCAAAACTCTGGAACATGTTGACTGCGCAAGCGCGGTCTAAGTTCCGCACCTACCCATCTCCCGCAGCAGCTCACTGGGTACACTCCCACTACGAGCAACTCGGTGGAAGATTTGTTCCATCTAAAAAAGATGTTGATCCTCGCTTCCGCGATTACGTACAAGAGAAGCGCGATAAGCAAGAAGAAGAGCAAAAAGCAAAGGTAAGTAAGAACATTGGTAAAAACCTTATTCGCGGGGAGCGCTTTAGATAAGCGTGTCGCTTTAAGTATTTATCGACAATTAGTAGTAACCTATAGTTACCCCAGGGAAAGAGGTGATTGGTGAGCGCAATTGATTTCTCGCCTCCGAGTTATCGTGCAGCGTCTTCTGATCTAACCATCTCAATTTCCCCGCTTGGGCTTGTAGAACTGGCGGACGAAGAGTTTGAAGTTCACGGTCCTCGCCTAAACCGTTACAGCCTTAACTGGGCTATGTACCTAGGCCATCACTGGTCTTATCGCCGTCAAACAGGCGAAACTCAAATGGCGCTTAACTACTACCGCGCATTTACAGATTTCATCATTAACTTTACCTTTGGTAAGGGCGTTAACTTCCGCTCTCCTAAGGAAACAGAAGCAATTATCCCAGATATTCTTGAAAGAGCCTGGGAAGTAGATAATAACAAGGCCACAGTTCTTTGGGAAATTGGTCAGCAAGGCGCAGTCTCAGGAGACTGCTTCATTAAGGTAGCTTATGAAGAGGGTTACACAGACCCCGCTGGACGCAAGCATCCAGGCAGAGTTCGCATTCTTCCCCTGAACTCGTCGTTTGCTTTCCCAGAGTTTCACCCACACGACCGCGAACGCTTGATTCGTTTCAAGCTCAAGTATCGTTTCTGGGGCACATCACTAGAAGGAACACGTCAGGTCTTTACTTACACCGAGATATTGACAGATGACGTAATCGAGGAATACATCAATGATGAACTTATTGACTCGCGCCCTAATCCGCTTGGCGTTATTCCTGTTATTCATATTCCAAATGTTCGTATTAGCGGTAGTCCTTGGGGTCTGTCTGATTGCAATGACATTATCAGCATCAATCGTTCTTATAATGAGACTGCTACTGATATTGCCGACATTGTTAATTACCATGCTGCACCAGTTACAGTTATCATTGGAGCAAAAGCATCCCAACTTGAAAAGGGAGCAAACAAGGTCTGGGGCGGACTTCCAAAGGACGCTAGAGTCGAAAATCTTGAAGGTGGCGCGCAAGGACTAAAGGGTGCTATGGAGTTCATGGCGCTTCTTAAGAAGTCTATGCATGAAATGGTCGGTGTTCCAGAGACTGCTCTAGGACAAGCTCAACCTATCTCTAACACTTCTGGTGTTGCTCTTAGCATTCAATTCCAGCCTTTGATGAACCGCTACCACCAAAAGATTATTCAGTACGCGCATGGTATTCAGCGCGTTAATGAGCTTGTTCTCCTTAACCTTGCTCTAAAAGAGCCTGAGATCTTTACTTGGGATCCAAACTCAAGCACAGTTCCTTTAAAACAAGGACAGCTAGCTCAACTTGACTTTAATGACCCAATTACCTACCAGTCTTACGTTAACTTCCCACAACCTCTTCCTCTTGACAAGCTTATCGCTCTCAATGAGATCCAAACCAAGCTTTCTCTAGGACTAGAGTCTAAAGAAGGCGCTTTGCGTCTTCTAGGCGAAGAGTTCCCAACAGAGAAGCTCACAGAAATTCGTCAAGAGCTTCAAGACGACGCCATTGCAGATGGCGCACTCAAGCTTATCCAAACCCAGATCGATCAGGATATCGCAGCCATTACTGGCGCTATTCCTGGTGGTGAAGCGGGTGGGTCTCAACCTATGACCTCACAGGGCCCTAACGGTGAAGAGATCCCTAACACCCCATCGTCTCCAGTAGTAATGGATGACGCAACCATCGCAGCTCAACTAGGAGAGCAAGGTCTCCGTGAGAAGCTGGTAGTTAATGCTTATGGTACAAAACTTCCTCAACGAAGGGTGCCAGAAGGCTACGAGAAATAAAGCTATTTACGCTGACAATCTCGTAGGTGAACGTCAAAATAAGAATACACGTTAGGTCATACGCGCTCTCACATCGGACAACGACCCCTAGGACAAAAGGATATAAGCATGGATACTGCACAACAAATGGCAACCGCTTTTGAAGCGGAAGCTAACGTCGCTCCAGTCGTAAATGTGTCGGGCGTTGACGCGCCTGCTGCTACAACAATTGGACTAGAGAGCAACTCGACTAAGGCTTCTAAGTTTTATACTGAAGAAGATCTAGCTCGTGTTCGTTCTCAGGAAAAGGACAAGCTTTACCCAGAGATCGAAAGATTGAAGGAAGCTGTCTCTTCTCTAACAAAGGAAAAAGAAGAAAAAGCAGCTCGTCAGGCAGAAGAAGCAGCAGCAGAAGCTGCAGCTCTTGAAGCCAAGCAACGTGCTAAGCTCGAAGAGGACCTTGACGCCAAGGGACTTGTAGAACTTAAAACACGTGAGTTGCAAGAGCAGTTGGAGCGTGAGCGTCAGGAACGCGAACACGCCTTCGCTCTTCTGGAGAAGGAACGTACGTTTGCAGATTTGCAGGCTTATCGCCAGCAATTGGTTGAACAAGAACGCGACGCTATCATCCCAGACCTTCTAGATCTTATTCAGGGCAATACCCGCGATGAGATCCAAGCAAGTGTTGAAGGATTGAAAGCACGTTCAGAACGAATTCTTGAATCCGCACAGTCTGCAATGCAGAATGCGCGCAAGGACATGCGAGGTGCTAGCACAAATGCACCAACAGCTGGACCTTTGGAAAGCAATATGGAATCACGTCAGTTCACGGCCGCGGACATCCAGGCCATGTCGGTAAACGAATACGCTAAATACCGAGACAAGCTAATGAGCGATCGAGCTCGTGGCAAAACTTCAGGTCTTCTCGGCTAAACACAACCCAACCCACTTATATAAGGAGTCAAAGCTAAATGGCATCAGGTATCACAGGTACCGGCAATCTCGCCGCCTCACCAACAGCCTATTCAGGCACAAATACACAGCTCACACAAGCGATTCAAACAATCTGGTCAAAAGAAATTTTGTTCCAGGCTATGCCAATCCTTCGTTTTGAGCAATTCGCAGTAAAGAAGACTGAACTAGGAGTAGCTCCTGGTCTTCAGATCAACTTCATGCGTTACAACAATCTCGGCTTCGCTTCACCTCTCGTTGAAGGTGTTCGTATGCAGACAAACGCATTGACAGCACAGCAGTTCTCAATCACAGTAACAGAGCATGGTTATGCTCTTGCTGTTTCAGAGCTTCTTCTCAATGCTTCATTCGATGACGTAATGGCTTCGGCTTCACGTCTTCTTGGTCGTAACATGGCTGTCTATCTTGATCAGCTTTCACGCGACACACTTTACTCAGCTTCTTCAACAATCTACGGTGAAGATCGCTCAAACGTCACAGCTGTTAACAGCTGGTATGCGTACGGCACAGAAGGCACATCACGTGCTTCTATGACAGGTACATACTACTTGACACCTCGCACCATCAAAGATGCTGCCGAGACACTAGCCACAAAGAACATCCCTCGCTTGGGTGAAACTTATGTAGCTTTCGTGCACCCACACCAATCACGTCGTCTACGTGACATGCCTGAGTTCATCGAAGTTACAAAGT